TGACATGTTGTCTGCACGTTCTTTAGACGCGGAGATAATCATGATCTTTTTTTCTGGATCTTTAAACAATGTCCACAGAACAAAAGCACCAGTAATCCAGCTTTTGCCGACTCCTCGGAAAGCTTGGACTTGGAGTCGTTTAGGACCGTGTTGTAGATAATCTGCTATTGCGTACTGTGCGCGTGTAGGCGAAGGAAGGTCAAGCTGCTGCCACAGTGCTTGTAGGAACAGCTTGAAGTCGTCTTGCAACGCTTCTAAGACGTTTGTCATGCAAGACCTTTGGCTAACATTGCCATAATTTCAACAAAACTTTTAGCAGGTTTAACTGTGACAACTTGACGTACAGGATCAACCATTGCGCTAAATGTGCTGCCATTTCCATTAGGGATTCCATTGGCAATACCATTACTATTGCCGTTTTTAGCCATGTTTTTTAAGTGCTTGTCAAGTTTGCGATAATCTAAATTCTTTTGAGCATTATCTTCCTTAGACAAAGGCTGCAGGTTTTCTTTTTGATGACCAACCCCAGTACCAAAACGAGAAAAGTATTGTTGTTGGCGTTCAGGTGGCATACTTTTTAAAGCATTACCAGTACGAGAAAGTTCTGCAATATGATCAGCTTGTAAACCATCACCGTTGATTTTTCTTACTTTAGCGTCAGCGGCTGCTGTATCAGCGGTGTCAGGTGTTGAAAGGTTTTTGTTTTTAGTGCGTCTAGAAGTTGCAGCAGAACGATTAGCCTGACGAACAGAACGCTTTTTCCTTTTAATACCTCCTTTACCGTCAGATTCAATTTTGTAAGCTACACCATTAAAAATGGGTTCACCAAGTCGATCGTAAATTTTAGGAAAACCAAGTCCTCTGCTTCTTAATTTAAGAGCTTCTTGTTTATAGTCTTCCCAACTAAGTTTAGTTTTGGCCATTAAAAAAGCCGCCCCTTTTGGGACGGCGGTTATTACTACTTAAGTGGATAGGTTGCTTACTTCTTTTTACGAAGGCGGTCCATATAGGACTTCATGCCTTTTTTGTCAGCAAGTGCTTTAGCAAGACGAGAAACTTTCTTAGCGGTAGAAGACGTATTAATTGCTGCAGGTCTAGGAGCACCTTCACCTGTCATTCGAGGGTTAGGTCTGGATGGCTTAGCTTTGAGTTTTGCTGCTGGTTTGGTAGCTGCTGGACGTGCAGCAGGCTTAGCGGGTTTAGCAGGCTTAGGGTTTCTTGCTGCAGCTTGTTCTGCTGCAATCTGACGTTCTGTTTTACGGTTGCCTGTATCGAACGATGAATCAGCCTCGTAGTTAGTACCTGCTCTAGGCTTCAGTTGTGGATCATTTCGACCCATACGCCTACGAATGTTGCCTGTCCTTGTTTGAGTGGTAGGTCTTTGACTTGGACTTCCACCAATCCACTTAGTTCCGTTAAAGATGTATTTAACATCCTTCACGATCTTAGTATCACCCTTCTTAGGACCAGTACTTCTTGATGAACTGCCTCTAGCTGCCCGGTTCCGACCACCACCTGACCTAAGTGAAGTGTTAGTAGTGCTGGTAGAGTTTGATCGCCTGCTGCTTGGCTTAGATGTTGGCCATTCAGGTGTCCAGCTAGGTCCTTTGTCTTTTGTACGTCTGTTGTATCCCATGATTATTTAATATGTTGAAGAATTAAAGTTTCTCGAAGTGAGTTAAATCCAAAGCGTTCTCTCATCCAAGAACGCCAATAGGTACTTCCTTTGTCCTGATTACATTTAGAGCAGGCACAAACAAGGTTGCTTGTAATATCCTCACCGCCGAGGGTGCGAGGATGAACGTGATCCAAAGTAAGTTCGTGTAATTCATAAGTTTCTCCACAATAAACACATGTACAGCCAAAATGTTCTTTGATGCTGCGCCTCCAAAGGCGCTTTGCTTCAGAGGATGTCATGGTTATTAGGTTTTCTAAGTAATGTTCAGGAGTTGGAAGTAAGGGGGTCATTTAGATGCGTACTTTTTGCCTTTGCGCGGACGGGTCCGGTTAATTTTCATGGACTCCAGTTTCCCTTTGCCCTTGCCGGTATGACTTGCGTCTTTACCGTCACCATTGCCGTATGTGCCAAGCTTGCGATTAAGCTTGTTAGCTGCTGTACGTATTTTTAAACCCTTTTTTGTTTTGTTGTATTTAGCCTGTTGCTTTAACCTACGTTGTTTAGCAGCAGGGTTATTTTTGTAATACTTAGAGGTTTTACCGCTTGCCATAAAGTCTCGTTTGTACAAGTTCAGGGTCGATCTCTGGCATAACGCTGGCTAGCTTGGACAATGGGTTACCGTCATAGGCAACACCACTGATGTCATTGGTTTTAAGCCAATCACACGCTGCTTTTAGATCCTGTGTTGTAGCTTCCCCAGATTTAATTCGAGCAAGAAACTCTTTAGTAACTAAGTTATGGAGTTCGTTAAACTGGTCTTCAGTTGCCTTCTTCTTTGTCATCAGCAACCTTCTTTTTGTTAGCAGTCTTTTTAGGTGGCTCTACGATAGAAACGCTAGCTTCAGAGGACTGACGTTCAAGTGCTTTTTCAGCTAGTTCACGAGAGTCGAACTCCTGAAGCACTTTGCCACGGATGGTATCTACAAGTTTAAAGGACATAATTAGCTATTTTTAAGTACTATTTGATCTAGTTTGTTTTCAATGCGGATCATGTGATCTTCCATCCGCTTAGTCATGACCGAAAGGTCAGCCTTTGACACGTAATCAGTAGCTACACCGAGTTCAATGGCATCAATACGACGATCCAATCCACTAATACGGTCATGCACGTTATTTACTCTTTGATGTAATCGATTATTTAAAGCTGCACCGCCAGCAATAGCAGCGATGACTAGCGTCACTGTTGCTTCAAGCATTACCAGTTCGGAGTTTGTATTTGTTTCTTTTGTTGTTGTAAAGCTGCTATCGGTACAATGTCGTGACAGAGTACTTCAACACGACTGCCAGGTCTAAACGTAAACCCAGCTCTCATAATTTCTGTACATTTAATAGCTCTTACTAGCTCGTAATCAAGCCGCATTTTTGCTTCGTGTTTTCTGGCGATAGCTTTACAGGTTTCAATCATGCCACCATCTAACGGCACAGAGAAATTCAGCTGTACACCGAAGTTATTACTTCTTACGTAGCTAGTTGGATCACTAGGAATAGTGTCGTTACCCATATAAAAGGGTGAAAACTGCATCGTTGTACCGTTGCAGCTATTGTTGCCATGAAAATATTGTCGAGACGGTGCTCCATTGTTCTGGAACTGCACCGCCTGATTCGTTACGTTGCCCGTAGCTGCTGCCACGGGATTAGATGTATTTTGTACCTTTGGGTCTTCTGCAAAAGCAGGACTTACTGTGAGAAGATTGACAAAGATGTAGTAGTAGAGACCGATTCGATAGTTTCGTCTATATCGATTGTTTCGATAACTCCTGCCGCCCTGGTCACAATTTCCAGTTGAAACTGATCGCCAGCGGTGTGGACTGAATAAGTCGTGGCAGAATTTGAAATATCTCCACTTGGTGTTACGTTTGTTCCAGACCATGATGAATAAGCACCACCATAGATCTCGGTCGCAATTGTCCGATCAATATCAACAGTGGTGGTAGTAGTTGATTGCATTGACCCCTGAGTAAAATTAGGGGTAACTTGTTGTGCTACAGCTGGACTAGCAAGAAGCAAAAGCATTAAAAGCTTTGTCATTGTTTCTTTTCACGTGAGATAGAGAAGGTTGCAAGTGTGCCACTAAGAATTGAGGCCACATAAGTAGGATCCATCTTCGGCATCCAACCTGCATAGCTTGCAGTCAAGAGACCGGCTGACCAGCAGAGGACGACGAACTTGATAAATCCTGCTTTTTTTTCGTTATCTTGTTCCATGCCTGTTTAATAATTGGCTTCGAGATCATTACAATGTATTTGAACAACGAAGTAGCAACTAGGGTGGCACCTACAGAGATAAAAGCTGTAGTAACTGCAGTCGTCATAATGATAGTAGAAGGCATAGGAACCTCTACTTCCGTAAACGGAATTTCTAGTATTTGCGCCTCAGGTGGAAGTGGTGGAAGAGTGGGAGCTGTAGGTTGTGTAGGTTGCCTAGTAGGTTCCTTTTTAGGTGCCTCGTCAGTTTCATCTATACCTTTAATCCCTGGTGGCGCTTTTAACACGCTAGGAGGCACCACCATGGGCTTGTAATAGGGCAATTCTGCCCTTGGAATACTTAGTACAGGACCGGGCAATCCAGGGGCCTCAGGGAGGCTTATAGAGGGAAACTGAGGTGGGTCAGCCCACTCCATTATTTAACAGGGAAAAGACCGTTACGTACAAACTCAACAGCCTTATCATCAATATCGTTGTCGGTCGTCTTTGCCAGACGCTCAAGCATTTCAACAATCAACATTTTAACTTTGTCGGATTGCAGAAATTGAAACAAGATTGGGCGAATAATAGTAATCATGGTGATGTAGGCCACTGCGTGGCAAGATTAGGGTTAGCGATCATGACGGGTTTGTCGTCGCTATCAACGACACCTTTACCGTCAGAATCAGTTTTTTGGACTTCTGCTGCACCAAAGAACAGCTCCCTCAGTGCTTCAACAGTTGTGACTGAGTTGATCTCAGACTGCCTTGTATTACAGGCAGAACGGACAGCTCCACGGTAGGTAAGCCAATCAGAAGCAACAGCTTGACCCAGCTCTGCAGAACGTACAACGCGCCAATCAGAGGGGCTAAGCAATGAGTTGCAAATGTCGTTTTGCTTTTCTTTCCACAAAGTCTTTAGACCATCAAGATCCTTAGGGTTATCAACACCCAAATAGAACCGTTGGTCATAACTAGGTGTATCAGAAACTTCAACAATACCTAGTGCGGTACGCTCTTCCAAACTGGACAGGCGCAACCAATTAGCGGGATACTGAATCCCATCATGTGTGAATGCCCGGTCATAAGACAGGGGCTTGTTATCAAGTTTAAGCATAGTAATTAATTAGCGTGCACGTGCAGTTTTAAAGGGATGTTCAGCGAAAGCGATCCATATATACTCGTCAGTAGTATTAGTGTCATTGATTGAGCCCCACTGGCCTCTTGGCTTAAATCCATTGCTGAGCATATCAATAGACAAAGCTTCACTACCTGACCCCTCGTCACCATCCGAATTAGGTCTTAAGTAAAGACCATTGAAATTGGTAGGTTGACGTGTTGAATCGTAAAGAACCCAGTCTTCAGAGCCAGTTACGCATTTGATCAATACGAACTTAGGACGCATTCCTGTATAGACGAAACTACCTGAGGTGCTGTTAGTTGCCTTGTAGACCCCAACCGCGCTATAGCCTTCGACAGCATTCCAGCAATATGAGACGTAATCCTCACCATTGTTGTTAATATTGTTAAGGCTTGTTCCCTCATCATTCATTGTCATCACTGAGCTTGACATTGCATTCCAATAATGACTAGCAGCTTCAGAGGCCATAGTTAAATTAAGCCTCAAATAATGTCCACTAGGAAGACCGGAATGATGTACAGCCCAATAGTTACCAATCGTGCGGCCTTTTGTAAGCACAAAATCTGGGGTAGCATTCAAACCATGACCGACTGTTGCATCTTGAGTACCATTTCCCGTATAGGTAACAATCGAAAACCCAGCACTTGGATTGGCGCGTATTGTTGTAGCGATTGATGGGACGTTGGGGGGGGTTGTACCGTTGTCAACCAGAATCTTTCCATCAACTTCGATGGCAGAAAATGCTGCATTAACAGAACCACCAGCTTCAAATTCAATTTTGGTTAGTGATCCCGTAAAACCAGTAATTGTTTTCCATACACCATCAGATCCTGATGATACTGCACCATAGGATGTGTCATTGACTTCGACATCTGAGCCAGAGCCATTTGTGTAATTTGTCCTAACTCTTAAAACTGATGCAACAGTTACATTTGAAAATGTAATAGTAATAGATGCACCATTAGCAGTAGTTTTTGCTTTAGATGAAAGGTTTCCATCAAAACCTTTTGCTGCTTCCTCGCCAGACCCAAAGCTACCTGAACTTACACTCGCATTAGTACTCCATGTCTGAGTTTGGTTATACAGCGAGCTATTCAATCCACCAGTAGCAATTGATGTGTTAGAAGATGCAGCGTCCCAGGCCCAACCAACGTATGTGTTGTTATTGCCGTTAATGTCGCCTGCGCTACCTATACTGAAACCATCGCTATTAAACGCAGTAAGAAGTCCATTGTCGGTATAAGTGCCGTTTGCTGAATTACTTCTAACTGCGTTATGCACACCTCTAATAGGATCAAACAAAGCATGGAAACCAGTGCTGTTTCTTTGTTTAGTCCATACAAGGTCTGGAGAAAAGCTGTAACCAGTTATGTTTTGAGTGCTCCCGTTGCCAGTCCACAACTTCGTGTCAAAATACTTACTCGGGTCCGCAATTGTTGGGTCGGGTAGGTTTGCTGTGCAAAGTGCTTTGTAACCACTTGGGGCGCTATACGCAAAAGCGCGTTGCCCAAAGTTTGCTGTAAATGAATAGCCGTCTGCTGAATTAATATGGCTTACGGCAGGGAAAATAGTTTCGCCGTCTAGCCCTGAGGCAACGTTTCCTGTGCCTGCGGCTGGATTGCCAGAATTAATATAAGTACCATTTACAGAAAAATATAACTTGCCATTGTCCATGTCAATAGCAACACCAATAATGTCCCCCACTGAAATAGACGGCATACTGCTTACGTATGAACCAAAGCCGTTGTTATAAACATGCGTTGAGCCAAACCCAACACTTTTAGCACTTGTATCCCCATAGCCAACATAATCCGTATGGCCATTTGGTTTATTAACAACCCCTACAACGCCTATATTTCCTGACGTAAATTCCCCTTCCCAGTAATATTTTCCGCTAGTGACTCCCATGTTTCCAACGTGCATACCGTAATTAGGGTATAGACCGCCTGTCCAGCTAGTGTTTGCTGCATGAGATGCCTCAAGATTTCCGTTGGCAAGGGTGTTATTTGTAGTAGTAACAAGCGGATTCCAGGTGCAATAGTTCCCGCTAACTTCTCCGCCCGCACCAGTGTCTGACTGTGTGCCGTTGGTTGGAGAGTCGCGGAGGGAGTCATTACCTGAACCACTAGCAACACTTAGACTAGTAACCGTAAAGTTGTTCGAGTTATTACTGCTATCAGTACCTAACGCACTGTTAGAGCTGTTGTCAGAGAAGTCAAGGTGGAAACCGTTAGTACCGTAGCTACCACTGTATTCTTTTGGTTGCCATACGTTGTTGTCGTCGTATTCTCCGAAGTCAGATGCAGCTAGTCCTTGACCATCAACAAAGTGAATATCTGCTAGGGAACCGTCAAAATACTGTCCGGCATACGAACCGCCTCGACCTATTGCGATTAGGTTTGTAGTATTTATATTGTAATCTGTGTCCTGATTTGGATAGGTTGCGCTGCTAAAACTTGTTTCCTGTACCCCATTTACATACAACTTCAACCTGTCGGTGCTGGTTGATTGCGTCGTATCAAAGGCAATGACAAGGTGATACCAAGCCGATGGATCTCTAAATACCCGATCAGTTACCAGATTCACACCAAAGCTTCCGCTGGTAAGATCAAATATATGTAGAGTATCAGAACTAAATCTGACATTAAATCCATCATTGGCTGAATTGTAATAGTTACCGAAAATGTGTTGTGATGTGGCACTAAGGTCACCACGCTTTACCCAGCAGCTCCAGGTCCACGTTTTGCGGTTGCCTGCAGAACTTGGTGTTTGGCTTAGATAAGCACTATCATCATCATTAAACCTAAGGCTACGTTCAATCTCGTAGCCACCACCACCGGCACCTGCACTGGCACCGGCTAACATGTTATTAAATACTGGCATATATCAAGCTACGTAATTGGCAGTAAAGTTACAGGTAAGACAGACATAGCCTGAAGAGGCATTTTGGACGATGTAATCAATGCGATCAATTGCACCACTTGTAGAAGTAGGCGTGATACCTGAAGCACCACCTACAAATTTATAAGCAGCATTAAATGCCAAGGTATGTGTGCCACCGTAAACAATAAAGATAGAGCCTGTTTGTCCAACTGCAACGTTGGTTGGAAGACCAAATGTTGTATTGCCTGAAGTGGTAATTGTGAAGTTATTTGAGTCATCAAGGTTAGGTGCTGGAGTTGTACCAGTTAGCGTTGTCACCTCACCACGCTGACCCTTGGTAAAAGTCTGTGCAGTATCCAAAGATGCCTTAGCTGTTAATTGTGCAGCAGTAGGAATGCTACTGATCGTAATCTCTACATCAGAACCGCTATTGTCATATACCAATGCGTCTGATTTAATTTTTCCGTATGCCATAATTAAGAAAGTACAAGTAGTTTAGAATTAGAACTAATAGTAAGGGTGATGCCAGAATTGATGGCAATAGGACCAACACAAGCAGCGTTGGTATTTGTAGCAATTGTTTTATTAGCTGTCAAAGTTTGTGATGTCTCAATAAAAGCAGCATCAATGTTGCCAACCGTTGTATCGACATAAGCCTTAGTCGCAGCATCAGCGTTAGCTGTCGGTGTTCCAAGGTTGGTAATTTTATTTGTTAACGCATCTAGCTCACCACCAAGTTGTGGCGTTGAGTCATCACTGACGTTTTGCATACCAGCACCTTGCAATGCAGTAACTGCTACAAAGCTCAGGTTACCGTTACCGTCAGTTTTAATAATTTGATCGGTAGCACCATCAGATGCAGGGTACGTAAGACCATTTAGTTTGACAGTACCAGTGATGTTTTTACCGTTTACATCAAGATCACCGCCAAGCTGTGGTGTCAAGTCATTAACAAGTTCAGGACGATAAGCGTCAAGACTGATAATTACTTCACCAGTACGTTGGTCAACTGTAAGAGTCTCACCAACTTTAAACTTACCGTTATGGTCAGTACTGGATTGGAAAACCTTACCGTTATTCAAGTTCTTGACTTGATTAGCTTCGATAGCTACACCACCATTTTCAGGTGCAGCTCTGTAGTCAGTACCTGCCCCTACATACTCAAAGGTGTGACCACCTGTAGAAATATATGAGCGGTTATGGAAACTAGCACTATCACCAATACTAAGACCTGCAGCCAATCCAAGGTTTGTACCTAATGCTGCTGGATCTGGGTTTTCAATCGTTACATCCCAGCCACTGCCATTAGCAACAGCTGATCTGATTGAATAGGTATTAGATCCAATGACAACAAGCATGTTGTCTTGTGGACGTGTTGCAGAGCCATACCATCCAGATCCTGCTGTAGGAGCACCAATAGTGAACGTGGTGTCACCAGTAGAAGCAGCAGCAGAAACTGAAGCAGTGAAGTTGGCTGTAGGTGACTTACCGTCAGCAATCAGTCCATACCTGCCGTAGTCAGTTGTGCAGTTGCTCAGGTTGAGCTGACCACCGTTGAGTGCTTTAGCGTGGTAGTGACAGAAGGTTCCAAAGAAGGACACCAGTTGGGCATAACCGTTGTTAGTACAAAGGATGCCAGGACCGTCCAGAGTGATCTGGGTAAAGGCATCAACAACCATTGAACGCAATGGGGAGCTACTAGACACAGCAGAGCCATCCACAAGGATGCCACCACCAGTAGGTCCAGAAGTCAAGTCTCCACCAAAGCCACCCTGATTTACATTGTTAGGATCAAAATTATTGTTATCAATTGCTGAGTCAGCAAAGTTTGTACAATTTTGAATGTAAGGGGATTTATAAATGATTGAGTTTGGATAGAACTCAGCTACAAAGGCTTGGTTAGTAGGAAGTCCATAAGTACTGTCATTATCAATGGCATGACCACCCCGAGTACCACTAGCCTTCAAACCACCAAATGAGAAATTTTGAATCTGTGTACCGGAGTTAACACGGAACAAAGAATTTAATTCTGTGGCTTGTGTAGGGTGTACAAAACAACTACGGAGTGACTGACCGATAATAGATAGGTTATTAACGGTAATATCAATAGGTGCTACTTCTTGGTAAACGCCAGGAGTAACAAGAACAATATCCCCATGATCAGCACTAGCTACTGCCGCCTTGATTGTTTTCATTGGGTCAATAACCCTATGACCATCATTGGTGTCAGAACCATTAACTGAATCAACCCAGATAACTGTGGGCTGTGTAATAAACGTACCGCCAGATGAAACACCTAACCAATTAGTACCGTCCCAAATGGATAGTGTTTGATCGTTAGCGTGGTCATACCAGATCTTGCCAGTGATAAAATCAGTTCCAGAAGGAGTGCCAGATTGGTAAATAATGTCGTGACGCTTATTGAGGGCTGCAAAGGTTGCAACCTCATCGTCATTACCAGCTGCATTAGGTGTTGTGTTTTGCTCAGCTAGCGTTACAACATCATCTTGCTTAAGTTTGGCAAGGTCAACAGTGTTATCAAGAATGTCTAGTGCAACCTCACCATCAGCAGAGCGTTGCAGATCAATAGGTGCAGTAGCTTGAATACGGACGACACCTTGCTGTGAAGCAGTACTTTTATCTACACCAATGGTTGCTGTACCACTGCTATAGGAAACATTAATAGCTTCATTGGCAGCTTGGTTGATGCTTACAACACCCTTATCAGTGGTTGAGCTATCCTGAACACTAATGACCATTTCGTCACCAGAGTTAGAACCACTTTGGGTTTTAGTAAGAACGACACCTTGTGAAGCGTTGCCTGTGATGTCTTGTGCAATGATGTTGCCAAGCTGTTCACGGTTAACCGCACTGCCATCAGTGGTAGCAGCACCAAGGCTATCAATTGACTGACCATTCATATTGAGGTCAGCTTTTACCTCAGGGAAAAACTTGTCTACCTTGAGATCACGAAACTCCTGAGAGACACGCAATAGCTGTGTAAAATTACTATCTAGGTCTTCACCACGAATAGAACTTCCAGGAGTAAAGTTAGGGATCTTCAGCGCATTGAAATCAGTACGACGAAGAATAAGAACTTGAGTGGTGGGGATACTGGTAAATGTAATCGTGTTACCAGAAATTGCATAATGCGTAGTAACGGTTTGAACATCATAGTTCCCCGTAGAAGAATTATAGAGATAAACGAATACGTCGTCATCTTCAAACTTACTGTTGTTGAATGGGTAAACATATGTATTAGTGCCGTTGATACTCGGCGTTGCAAATGCTGCCGACGGAGTTTCAATTGCCATAGTTAATAGTTGTTGTATCGACGTAGTTGTTCAAGGTTGTTGCGTTGAGCTGCACGTTTTGTTTGATTTTGCTTGAATTGAAGTGCACGAATATCAGCACTGTGATCGGATTTATTAATCGCAAACCTCATTGCAGTACGCAATGCACGATTAAGCTTCATGTGTAGTTGCTTAAAATCAGCAAGATCAACATCCTTATTAGCCAACTGTGCTTCACGGAATGCTCGCCTGAAAGCTTTACCTTCAGTACTGTTCATAATCCTCTTGATTTCAGCCTTGTAATAACCACGTTCACCCATGATGCGCTGGATATCAGAACGTTGCTCAGGTGTGAGTTTGACCCCAGTACCATCAGTGCTCAGGACAGGACGAGCGTCAAATTCGACATCTACTAAGAACTGCTTTTCATCACTGATATCGTCGTGAACTTTCCAAGGTGAGAATGTGTTCCAGACACGTGTCCAATTACCAGGGACTCCTACAAGACCACCATCGATGTAATCATAGGTGTCAGGCAACATGCCTTTAAGTAAAGGATTACGATTAGCAATTAGCTGTGACATCTCCATCTCAAGTTCTTTCTTTTGAGGAGTGATCAACCTGCTCAAGTCATTACGAAGACCACTAAGTGGAATAAGACCACTCGTAAAGGTTGAACCCCATCTAGCAGCAGCAGCAGGGTTACCAGCAAACACATCATTCATTGGCTCTAAGCCAGCTAAGAATGATTTGTTGACAATACTAGAACTGAGAATGAAGCCAGCTTTATTCAAAAGCATCTGGCCATCATTTGGATCAAGTGTGCCATCAACAATGTTGTCCATGATGTTGGCAGTCAGTGCAATCCAATCAGCAACAGGTCCAAGGTTTTCGTAGCTATACCATTTACCATCCCAGCCTTTATAAGTACGAGGTTGCTCCCCAGCATCACGTCGAACTCTCTGCTTCTCTTTGTCAAAGATACCGTCACCACGTACACGATCACCCATAAACGCAATACCAGTAGCAGTGACAGCAAGTGCACCAATGGCCTTTCGGCCTTTTAACTCAGCGCGGATATTGCTGTAGACCTGCTCTACGTTGGCATCATTAAAATCAATTCCACGTGTCTTTAAAAGCTCTTTGACTTTATCCTTCGGCATCTTCTCGAAAGGCAGGCTAAAGGCATTTAGCTTGTCAAAGAACAAACCTGCTGGACTGTGACTACCAGCAAACGACATCATGTTCATAGATGTCCGAGGGAACATCATGAATGGTTTAAATGCAGGTG